GCAGGGACGCCCGAAGATCACCCGGAAGCCCTATTTCAAAATCGAGTTCACGACCGGCGCGGTGATTTACTTCCGACCGGCTGGCGCTTACGGCGATCCTTTCCGGTCATTGCACGTCGATCTGGTTCTTGTCGACGAGGGCGCCTGGCTTACGGAGAAGGCGTGGAAGGCGCTGAGGCAATGCCTGAAGGCAGGCGGTCGGATGCGGATTTACTCGACGCCGAACGGACTACGCGACACGACCTACTACCGGCTCACGCATTCAAAGAAGTGGAAAGTTTTCAGATGGCCGTCATGGCTGAATCCGAACTGGACGCCGGAGCGCGAGGATGAACTCGTCGAGTTTTACGGCGGACGGGACACGGCGGGATGGCAGCACGAGGTCGTGGGCGAACATGGCCGTCCCAGCTACGGCGCGTTCAATCTCGAACATCTCACCATCTGCCGACAGAACATTCCGGAGTATGAGTGCGTAGAGATCACCGGCGAGGAACTGAAAGATTGCGAGAACGAGGAAGCGGTCGCCGAACGGCTGGACATGCTTCTCAACCTCGCGCCAGCGGAAGGGCTGTTCTATGTCGGGGGCGATTTGGGGTACACCAACGACCCGACGGAAATCGTCATCTTCAGGGAGGTGTCGGAAAATGAAAAATCTGTTCTTCGTCTTGTGCGCCGCATTCACATGGAGCATGTGGCCTATCCTCATATTGCCCTTGCAATCGCTTTGATAGACAGATATTTCAATGCCGCCGGGATTGGCGTGGATGCGGGCGGCAACGGACTGTCCGTGGTTCAGGAGTTGACCGCGCTGGATAAATATAAGGAACAGAATCTCGCGCCGCGGCTTCGCGGATACAACTTCGGAAGCTCCGTGGTCATCGGCGAGAACGACGGGCAGGAAATCAAAAAGAGATGCAAGGAATACATGACGGCCCTGATCAACAAAGGGTTTTCCTTACCGCGTCGAAGCACATCCCGAACTGGCTTATCTCCTACCGCGACAACGCCTATCCGACCGAGTCTGAAATCAAGGGGATCGTCGCCGACCTCGGCAAGGACTCCCGCATGAAATCGAAAGATCACAAATATCAACTCGCTGGCAACAACCGCGGGGGCGAGCCCTCGAACGCGAAGGAGCGCCTGAAAGTGAAAAAGTTCGGGGACTGGAAGCGGCTGGACGCGGTTCTGAAAAACTGCCTTCCGGCCCGGATGGAGAAGGCGCTCAACCGCGCCGCGACAAAATGCGCGCTGCTTCTGGTGCGGGAGATCAAGAAGGGAATCAAGGCGCAGGCGCCGGGAGGTAAAAAGTTCACGCCGCTCGCGGAAGCGACCATCGAAAAAAAAGGATCGTCCAAGGCGCTCATCGACACAGGATTTTTGCTCAGTGCCATCACACAGAAGATTGTTAGCGACAAAGCGTTCGTGGGACTCCTGCGGGGCACCCGGAACAAGGACGGAGAAGAGATCGTCAACATCGGGGCGATCATGGAGTTCGGGGCGACGATTCAGATGCCGAGCGGCGCGACCATCGTGATCCCGGCAAGGCCGTTCCTGCATCCGGTGATGGAGAAGTACCTGCCGGAAATCAAAGCCATCTTCGCGGAGGAAATCCTTGGCCTCATGCATTAGAGAAGTCGTCGAAGCGCTCATAAGAAAGCTTCAGGCTGACGTCACGCCGAACACCGTGCTGGTGCCGATCAACGATTACTACGAGATCAAGCACACGCCGTCGCTTCTCGTGATCGGGCCGAAGCTGGAGGAGAACCGCTCGAAGCGGAACTCCGAAAAGCGCGTCGAGGTGGACCGGGACAATCTCTCATACACCGAGCGGAACTGGCCCCGGTACTACCAACTGGATTTCGACTTCGTTCTCACGGCGGCAAACGGGATGGAACTTCTCGAACTCCAAGAGAAAACCATCGCGTTTTTTCTGGACAACCGGGAAGTCGCCACCGCCGAATGCGTTTTCAAACTCCAGGAGATAGTTCCCCTCGGCGGGCTTGAGCGCCCGAACCTTTCCAATCTCCGGCAGGCGTCGGGGCGATACCGCATCGAGGACGTGGAGGTCTTCGACCACGATGTGTTCGATGGCAAGATCGTCCTTTACCGGAATTTCCGACTGTGCGATTTCGGATCGCGCAGATTGATCGAGACATACAAGCCAGACGAATGACGGCGCACCCCCCTATTGGGGTCAATATTCGACGCCGTTTCCGATTGAGAGGTGAAAACTTTGAAAAACATTGTTCTCAAAAACAACTCCGGCGCGCTGCTGACGGTGAACATCGGCCAGGGACGCGGGCTTCACATACTCGCCGGTGAATCGAAGTCCATCCCGGCATCCGCGCTCGAGGCCCCGGATATTTCCCGGCTGGTGAAGCGCGGCTATCTCGCGGTCATCGAGGAACAGTCGCCTGCCGCGCCCGAGAAAAAGAAAGGCAAATCCTGATTCAGGAGGTGAATCTCCATGCCCGAATATTTATCCCCCGACATCTTTGTCGAGGAAAGGGAAAGCAACCGGCACACCATCGAGCGTGTAAGCGCGTCGGTGGCCGCGTTTTTCGGAATCGCCGAGCGCGGACCCGTGGGCGTTCCCGTCCTCATAACGTCCTTCGCGCAGTTCAAGCGTGTCTTCGGCGGCTACATGCCGAACAGCTATCTCGCTTACGCGGTGGACGGATTCTTCAAAAAGGTCAAAGGCCGCTGCTATGTGGTGCGGGTCGTTCATTACACCGATATCACGGATGCGGCCACCGCGACATGCGCAACCAGCGCGACCACACTCAACGACCGTGCCGCGCCGCCTGAGCCGACGCTCCGCGTGAAAGCGGTATCCCCCGGTAAATGGGGCGACGACGTTTCCATCAAGATCGCGCCCGCAACATTCGATCCGGCGAACCACTTCCGGATCAAGGTCTACTTCAAAGGCGTCTTCGTGGAGTCGCACGACGACCTGTCGATGATCCCGACATCGGAAAATTACGCCAACGGTCGCGTCCACGGCAAGTCCGAGTACATCGACATCGAAAATCTGTACAGCGTATCCGTCGCGCCGGAAAACCGGCCCGCTGAAGGCACGTATCCGCTCACCGGCGGCGAAGACGGTCTCACCGATATCGGCGATGTCGATTACGCGGGAAGCCAGGCGTCGCGCACGGGCGTGTTCGGGTTCGACCCCGTGGACGAGATCAACATCCTGTCCTGCCCGGGCGTCACCACACAGACCGTCCAGAACGCGCTCTGTACCTATTCCGAGATGCGGCAGGACTTGTTCGTCATCCTCGATCCGCCGGTCGGAATGAACGTCACGGAGATCAAGGAGTACGTTCAGGACACGGCGGCATTCAACTGCAAGTACGCCGCAACGTATTTCCCGAACATCAAAATCCTCGACCCGCTTTCCCGGAGGGAAAAGATCGTCCCGCCGTCCGGCCAGCTTTCCGGCATCTACGCAAAAACCGATGTCGTGCATGGCGTCCATAAAGCGCCCGCGGGCATTGAGGACGGCGCGTTCGTGGATGTCCTCGGCCTTGAATATCCGCTCGACAAGGGACAACGCGACACGCTGTATCCGGCGCGCATCAATCCCATCATCAAAAAACGCGGCGTGGGCGTCGTCGCGTGGGGCAACCGAACGCTGTCCGCTCTTTCCGACTGGCGCTCGATCAACGTGCGCCGCCTGTTCCTGAATGTCGTCGAGTCCATCGCGGAAGGAACCGAGTGGGCCGTGTTCAAACCGAACAACATCGATCTGTGGCGCGACCTCAACACCACGCTCACGCTCTTTTTAAAGGAATACTGGCGGGACGGCGCGTTTTTCGACGGCGGCACGGGCAACTGGCGCGACGCCTTCTACGTGAAGTGCGACGGCGAACTGAACACGCAGGCGATCATCGACGAGTACAAGGTCGTAACCGAGATCGGCATCGCCCCGACAAAGGCCGCTGAATTCGTGATCTTCCGCATCACGCAATGGGACGGCGGCCGCCTGCTGGAAGAAATTTCCGGCTCGGCATAATTGTCACGAAGACATTCTGAAATACGGAGGTGAAAAACATGCCCATACAGGGAACCGCAATCAATTACTGGGACAAGTACGCTTTCATCGTGAAGATCGACGGCGTGGTCCGCGCGGCGTTCAACAAGTGTTCGGGACTGAAGGCCGAGGCCGAGGTCATCGAATATTCCGAGGGCGGCGCTCTCACGCCGCACAAGCAGCCGGGCACGATAAAGTTCGACGACATCGAACTCGAGCGCGGCATGACGGACGACGACGATCTCTACAACTGGTGGACCGAGATTTACAACCACTCGTCCGGCACCGGCTCCGCCGATGAACGGAAGTACAAGCGCAAGGTGACGATCATCCAGAAAGACCGCTCCGGCGCGGAACTGACCCGCTGGGTCATCCCGAAAGCATTCCCCGCCGCGTTTGAAACCGACGACTGGGACAACGAGTCTTCCGAGCACCAGATCACAAAGCTGACGCTGGCGCACGAGGGATTCGAGAAAGAATGAAGAGGTGACGCATGGAACTTTACACGGAAAAAGCAACACTCCCGTCCGGGCTTGAATGCACCATTCGGGAAATGACCGCCACCGAGGAAGGATTTCTCGCAAGCCCGAAGATGCTGAAGTCCGGCGAGGCGTTCGAGAAGATTCTGCGCAACTGCGTGGTCGAGAAAGACGTCGATCTCGACAACCTGCTCGTCGGCGACCGCTACTATCTGATGCTCGCAATCCGCAGACTCACGTTCGGCGACCCGCTCGAATTGCCGGTCGGAAAACAGATATGGATACCGCCGCTGCCGCAGGAGTGAAGAAATGCCAGTCGTAAACGTCACCGGCGCGTCGTTCGCGTCGCCATACTTCGAGATCACGTTCGGCTCACACAAGTTGAGTCCGGAGGAGACGTCGCTCGTGACCGATGTCGAAATCAAGGACGAGGCCGAGGAAAAGGACACGGCGACCATTACGGTGAACGACCCGTTCTTTCAGTTTCAGAAGCTGGCGTCGAAAGGAATGTCCGTCCGCATCGTCGCTGGTTACTACATGGGACAGACAAAAGAATTCATCGGCGAAATATCCGGCCTCACGCCGCAGTTCCCGGAATCGGGACTTCCGTCACTCTCGATAGAATGCTCATCCAAAGCGAAAAAGGGTCACGAGGGACAGGCGAACAAGGCGTGGAAAAAGATGAAGCGATCCGAGATCGCAAAAAAGATCGCGGGAAAGAACGGCTGGACTCCGGACGTTGACGAGACGAAAGAAACCGTCGCGCAGGAATCACAGGCCGGGGAATCGGATGTGGATTTCCTCAGAAAACTGGCGCGGAAGGAGAACTTCATTTTCCGGGTCAAAGGAAACACCATGCAGTTCAAGAAAGCGCCGAACCTCGATGATCAGTCGTCCGTCGCCGTGTTCGATTACAGGATCGGCAACCATACGGCGAAAAGCTTCTCGCCCCGGTACGCGAGCGACGAGACGGGCAAGGACGTCGAGGCGTCGACGGTCAATAATAAAACGAAAAAGACGGTCAAAACGAAAGCGGCATCGAGTGTCGCCAAGCCGCAGGGAATCAAGGACAGCGGCACGGTGAACCGGGGCACCGCCGAAACGCTCTATCCGTCCGAGAAGGAAAGCGCGAGGAAATCCTGAAATGCTGCCTGTCGAACCGCATGGTGTTTCAAACAAAGACGCGATTCCGAAAGCGCCGAAAGGCGGCGCCCTGTCCGGCGTGGGAACCGGCGGCGGCAAGAGCAAGGTCGACACCACGCATTACCTCAAGGACAACGCGCACGGCGGCGCGCTGCCGGACACGCAGGAGGGACTCGACGCCGCGGCCGGGGCGAAACATTATCAGAACGAGAAAGCGATGGAAGGATCGCTCACGCTCGTGCGGGGCTTCCCGCAGATCAACGCCGGGGACAAAATCACCATCCTCGGAGTCGGCCCGGTCTTCTCAGGAGAATGGATCGTAAAAACACACACTCTGAAGGTGTCGCAGGACGGCTGCCAGAGTTCGCTCGAACTCACCCGGAACGCGGTCGGTAAATCCGGCGGCGAGACTGAATCAAGCGGCGGCGGACTCGACACCGACAAAAAGAAAACGAACAGCAAGCCTCTCAAAAAGAGCGGCTACGCGGGGAAATAAGGATGCCGTCTTTCATCGGAAAATATCGCGGGATCGTTACGGACAACAAGGACCCGGAACACCGGGGGCGCTTGAAATGCAAATGCCCGCAGGTGTTCGGAGAAGAAGTTCTGGACTGGGCGATCCCTTGTGTGCCCTACGGCGGCGATTCCGGCACCGGGTTCTTTTCCATCCCCAAGAAGGGATCGTCCGTATGGCTCGAATTCGAGCAAGGTGACGCAAACCGGCCCGTCTGGGTCGGCGTGTGGTGGGCAGCGCCGGAGGATAAGACCGAGGCGGCGGACGTGACGCACAAAAAGGAAAAGCAATCATCCGGCCCGTGGGACGAGGCCGAGACCGGCGACGCGAAACGGGATGTTCCCGACAACCACGCCTGGCAAACGAAATCCGGCCACCGTATCGAACTCGACGACACGGACGGCCAGACGAAAATCAAGATTACCGACCGCAAGGGACAGCACATCATTATCCGGTCGGAGGATGGTAAAGAGAAAATATATATGAAGGACGCAGCGGATAACCGCTTCCTGCTCGATGCCACATCCGGCAAGCGGCGCATCCTCATGCAGGACGGCGCGGGAAGTGTGGTTCTGCTGGATGCCGAAAAGGGAGATGTCTGCATCGCGTCCGCGAAAGACTTGTCCCTTCTCGCCGGTGAAAACCTTTATATCGGATGCAAGAGCAACCGCGAGGAAACGGTCGGCGGCAACCACAACATCTCCGTCATGGGAAGCGGCGACTGGGATGTGGCCGGCGCATTGAAACTTGCGAAGTCTTCCGGCGACGTGAATATCGCAAGCGGAAGCAAGGCGGCGGCGCGCACGGATGATCAGCTCGCGGCCGCGACGGAAACGGCTGGCGGTTCCGCGCCGCATTCCCATGGCCTGTCTTCGGGCAAAGTCGGCCAGGGTTCATCGAAAGTGAAAATAGGGTGATCGCATGAGTTCATGCACTGAAAATCTCAAGGATTTCCTTGGCGACGAGTTGAAATCAAAACTTGGCGATGTCCTCAAAGACGCGACCGACAGTTCGCCTCTTGGACTCGCGCAGAAAGCCCTCGGGCAGGCGCAGAAGCTCCAGGACACAAAATCCGTCGTGTCTCAGGGCATACAGTCTTTCAAACAACGGGTAGGATTGCCCGCGGGCCGTATGGACGGTCTCGGCGGTCTCAATCTTGGCGCAATCAAACAGAAAGCCGACGCGCTCAAAGCCAAGGCGCAGGAAGTGCAGAATAAAATCGCGGACTTTCAATCACAGTTTCCCGGATGCGCGCTCGACCCGGACATCATGCAAACGATAAACACGGTCGCATCCATCGACACGAACCTCGATCCTCTCAGCATGATCGACACGTCGAAACTCGATGGTGAAATCGCCGATGCGCAATCGAAGATCGAGGAAGCGACGGACATGCAGGCGCAGTCGGCGCGGCTTCAGGATATGTTCGGGGTGTCGTTATGAATCTTGGATATCGGGGCATTTCTTTTCCATTCAGATTCAACGGCCTTGGGTCGGTTGCTTCCAGCAC